TTAATGTCATATCCATTCCTTCTTAATTTCGTAATTATTCAAACAAGTCTATTATATCATACGATTTAATGCGACAAAAAGATGCGAATCTCCCCCTTGTCTTGTATACTTAACAGTATATTTACGATGAAAGAGGGAGTTATTAAATGGACGATTGTATTTTTTGTAAGACCAATCCCGCTTCTTTAAAATGTACTAAAACGCGTTAAATTAGGCTTTTTATTTTTTTAATATCACTTAAAACCACTTAAAAACATGTGGGTTGTCCCCAGAAAGTCCCCAAGAATAAAATAGAGTACGTAGCATCTGTACCAATATTGGTATAGGTGCTATTTTTGTGCAAAATAAAAAACAGGCCTCCCAGCGATTAACTGAGTGACCTGTTTGCGTATACTTGTACGTCTTTTGATTTAACTTGTGCGCAGAATGCGTTTGAGAGCAAACAAAAAAGCCCCAATCCGGTGGGGACTGAGGCTAGTGAATGAAATGTTCCAAATGGATGTTACGCGAGTAATTATACCATACATTAAAATGGTTTGACACCATTATTAATATCTCGTTGAATTTGCTTCCACATTAACGATGGGCGACTTACTCTACCATCAACGGGTGTACCAAGCTTCCGTTGCATAGCTCGGTAAGTAACTGGTCCAAAGTAACCATCTTGCTTAACACCAACATGCTTCTGTAAGACCTTAACGAATGGTGATGGCTTGCTAATTTTGCCATCCTGATACTTCATACCATAGAGTTTTTGCAATCCTAGGTAAGTATGATAACCAGGAATACCATCAACCGCGATCTTAGTAGACTTATCCGCCGTTTGGGTAGCGACATGCGTAGTATCTGCGTTGCTAATAACAGCATTCTTGTCTGTGCCAGCTGTGTAATAGTTATCATATAACTGGCTAACATCATAGCGTCCGGATAAGCCCGCAAAGGTCATGCCCGACCAAAATTGCCAAGCATGGTTGCCAGTATACCGATCAGTCGTGACGCGGTTAGGGTAATAGGCAATCCAACCAGTACCATTGGCCACGGTCATCTTAGTGTTAACCCATGATCCCATGGTGTAGATGTCGCACCGGTAACCTGCTTGCTGAACCACTTGGGCAAAGGCTTGGTTCGCTTGGTCATTAGTTGCCTTAGATACGCCAGATTGGGCTGAACTCTCGGCATCCGTTACAATCACCGAGCCAATACCTAGACCGTCAACCTGTGCCTGTTGGACCGCATGACGTGCTTCTGCTTGTGCGGTGGCCACCGAATTATACCGGGCAAAATGGTACCCATTCGTATATAGCCCGGCTTGATTAGCATCACTAATATTAGCCTTAGCCGTCGATGCATTCCACGTCTGACCCTCACTAATCTTAACGGTAACAGCTTTAATTCCGTAGTTATTACGTAAATTAATATACTGTTGCGTTGTAAGGGCGTGGCCCCCATTATTGTAATCGGACACGTCTAACATATCGGTGCGGGCCGCGTGGGCTGTTCCACCAATCCCGATTACTACTAAAAAAGCCACCACGAATGTGATGACTAATCGTTTAATCTTATTCAATTAAGTTACCTCCTATTGAGCCGTTTCTGTACCTGCCGTAGGTGTTAAACTGGCCACCTTAGCTTGTGCGGCCGTTAAATCAGCTTGCGCTTGTTGCAGTTCTGCCGCCTTCGCCTTTGCTTGGGCGTCTGCTTGTTCTTGGGCAACTTGTTGGGCTGTCTTTTGCGGATAAGCGGCTTCAATTTCCTGTTTTGATTCAGCAAATTGTTTTTCAACCACACTGGCAATGGTTGTTTCATCGGCCGTAGTGAAACCTAGCTTTTTGAGTTCTGCTAGGACATAGGCAACGGCTTTAGACTTCTTGGCTTCGCTCGTGAGGTAATTTGTTACTCCAGCTTGTTCAGCTAGTACAACGCCTGTTTTCGCCAGCGGTTCAGCAGTTTGCAATAAGCTAATTACTTTCTTGTTAGCTAGTACATGCTTAGTGACAAAGCCCCCAATGACGGGGACAACGACAACGAATAACGAAACGAGTAAGTCCGTAATATTTTGGACGTTCATAATTAATTTTCCTCCTATTTCATCAAAAAGTTCTCTACAATAAACAACGCCACGGGCAAAATAATAGCCACCCACATTGTGCGTGACCACCACTGACTATTCGATTTTAAATCCTTAATATCAGCTTCATTTTGCTTGGCTAGTGTATAAGCTTCATCGGCTTTTTTAGTGGTTTCATTGACGCCACTAGTATTAGTTTCAACCTTCACTAGGCGTTGCTGAATATCCATCAATAAATCAATCACATTTACATCTTCTCTATCGGCCATAGCTTCTACCTCTACAGGGTGGTGAAGTACATATCATGGAAACTCATAAGTGTATTAGCACCAATGGTTCCTGACTGTGCTTTAACGAATAACTTTTGACCGGTAAAGTGCACAATGACATTCGAATCTGTCGACTGCCAATATTCAATGTTTCCATCGGGCTTGATGACGGCTGGTAAGTCAATCAATTCCGTTTCATTGGTACCAATTGCATTGGAATTACCAAATTCTAACCGCAATTCGACTAGCTTAAAAGAACCAAAATCGGCAATTCGATAAGCACAGTTGTTACCGTTATTGGCGTGATCCCAGTCATAACCACCATTAGCATATGTGATCCCGTCCGTTTTCCAAGCCCCTAATGCTCCCAATTCATCAGTAGTTGCTAAGTTAGATGGCTTGTTTTGAATAATGCTCCAGTCACTTGCGGCTAAAAGGGTGTTTCCATTTGAACCTTGAATATATGTGGGCGTTCCGTTTGTTGTTGCCATTGATTATTCCTCCTATTAGTGATAAAGTATGCGATTTTCTAAGGCTGAAATTCTATCTGTTAAGTTACTGATTGTTTGGTCACGTTCTGCTAACGCGGCTTTTAGACCAATCACACTATCCATATCAGTCTGTGGAAAGACCTGCGTTTTGTTTTGATCAGCGTCAGTAACCATTAATTTGCTCTGTGGGTTCATTTCGTCATCTCCTATGCGTCTGACGTGCTCAAATTAGCTACTGGTATTTCGGCGTATCCGCAATCTGGTAAATCAAAAGTAATCTTGTTAGTGCCAATTGGTACATATTTAAATGGTGTTGAAGATGTTGTTAAACCAACCACTTTCACCACTGCCGGCATTGTTGAAACATTACCAGTATTAGATACTTGTACGCTGGATTCCTGTTCGGTATCTAATCGCGCTTTAAGCGTCGGATATTGTTTACCAACTGCGTCGATTCGAGCGTCTACGATTTCACTTGGCTGTTCTGTCTTGTTAATTTGAGCGTTAAATCGTGTATCATAATCGGTAAACCCGCTTTGCATATAATTATTCAGATACAGCATATAATTGCGTAATGCTGACCAATTATGCTGCTTTTGTTCATAAGCAGCTTCATTTTGAAATGGACTTGGCTCATCTAATAGATCAATTGTTTTGAATATCATCGACCGTGCCTCCTAATTAGAGATACTGGTATCAACTGCCAACTTTGATTTAGCCAGTGTATCAATATCAGCTGACGTTAAGCTCGCGAAGGTCTTACCATCGGCTAAATCAGCTGAGGTAATCATGACATTTGCGTTAATATATTGACCAGCGTTATCTGTAGCCGACAATCCTACTTGGATGTCTTGAACAGCTCCTTGGGAGTAGTCATAGGTGATTTTAGATAATTCAACTTTCATAATTACTTAGTCTCCTTTTTAATATTTTTACTGTCTTCACTGCTGTTTTTTTCTGTGTGAATGAGTTTTAATTTTAGAATGGCGTTATCGGTTTCTAACTGACCAATCCGCTGTTGCAACATCGCACACAATTCATTTAAATCCGTTTTATTATTCATGAATATCCCCTTAATTGTTAACCTAATATTTGTGTAGCTGTTCCATTAGTTTGCTTAACTGCCCATACAGTTTTGTTATCACATATCACAATCCCACATCCCAAGTCATTAACAATGCCAAATCCACGAGCTCCGTTAACTGTGATATCCTGAAAATGAACATGACTTGCATCAGCATGAGTAGCGTCTTCTGGATAAATGTTGCCATGAAAGGTAATGTTGTCGCTAACATGAAAACCATATTGAATATTCAATTTACTTGCTAAATCGTCACGAGTCCAAAGTAATTTCGAATTATAGCCCTCGGAAGCATCATCCTGAACCGTCCATGCCATAAAGTCGCCATGTGTATCTAAATCAAATGCCAATCCAGGATTTTTCGCATTATCATATGCTGCTCCATGAATCTTGCCTACTGAGGTATTAGTTGTGGGATCAAATAAGGCCAACCCTGAATAATCCATCTGTAATGCTGTAATGCCCCCATTGGTAATCGTTAATCCATTCGGTGCGAGTTGCAGGTTGCTTGACCAGTTATCAAGAGCTACATTAAGCGCATTAGCACTGATTAGCTTGCCATCAATCGTGCCGCCTGAAATCTTGTCAGCACTCAAACTTGTAATCATAGCATCTGAAATAAACGCTGTGCCTCCAAAGACTGTCGTAGCAGCGTCTAAATATAACTTACCCTTACCAGAGGCCACCTGAATAAGAGTATTACCTCCAGCTTCTTGGTTAATCTGGGAAACCACATCGCCTTTTGCAACTTTGAGATCAATATCATTCGCGAGAATAGTAACTTCGGCGTTGTAATCCGCTGTGCTAACTTTGCTATCAATCAAGTTACTTAACTGCGTCATCTTTGAATTGTAATCTGTGGTGTTAACCTTGTTTGATACCGTAGTCTGCAGCCCATCTACAGTCGCTTCTAGGCTGGTTACACTGGTAACTGTGGCATTATCTGCTGGATTAGGGCACCAATCAGTAGCTACTGTACCTTTTTCAAGTTTCATACCATAAACATAGGCTTCCACTGTATTTTGATCAGTAGCTATAGATGAAAAGTCTTGACGAAGAAGGAAACTTTTATTTCCAGATAAATTTGAAACGGTAGTAAACGTTATGGTGTACAGTTGGAAATTGCTTGTTAATTTTATAACAGTATGATTATCACCATAGGAAATCCCAACACTGGGGAAACAATAGAATATAAATGTTCCGGTACCCTTAGCATAGAAACTGGCGGTATACGTTGTTGAAGGTTGCAATACCCCATTATTAATACCTTGAAGAGCTATAACTGATAATCCAGACGATAAAGTGGTTTTTGGATAATGAAGTATATTAGGAACTTGGCTATTATCTATTGATGGCGTTACATTCCATACCCAATTTGAAGAGTAATTTGTGGTACCTGTTAACAGGTTAGTTCCTACCGCGCTATTATCAACCTGTGTTTGTAAGGCGCTTAGATTAAGACTAAATTTGTTAGAAGTTAAATCAATCTGGCTGCTAGTCCATGTTTGGGTAGCGTAACCACCATTGTTTAACAATCCTTGCACGTCCGATGAAGTTACTTTTTGTTTAATCTCGTCAGCCTGCACACTAATTGCCGCAGAATTAGCTGTTACTGTATCTTTAAGTGTGTCTACTGCGGTCTGATCGGCTTTTAAAGCTACTTGACTGGCGGTTTGTGATAGCTGTGTTGCTTGGCTTGACGTGGTAGTTTTCAGACCCGAAATAGCGCTACTATTATTGGCTACGGTTGTTTGTAACCCCTTAGCTGTTGCTGTCACACTGGCTACTGCTGACGAATTGTTGGCGATGTCTAGGCTGGCTTGACTAGCTGAGACTTGTAAGGCACTAATGTCACCTTGGGCGTTGCTCAATGCTGCTTTTGTTTCAGAAGCGGTTACACTTACTGTATTAGCCTCTGACTGTGCATTAACTGCGGTTACACTGGCTTCACTTGCCGTCTGCTTAGCTATAAGCGCGTCTGATTGTGCATTAACAGCTGTTATACTTGCTTCACTGGCTGTTTGATTTGCAATTAGTGCATTTGATTTAGCATCAACAGCGGTTACACTTGCTTGGCTTGCAGTACTCGTGGCTACTATGGACGCTGATTTAGCATTATTGGCTACACTCTGAGCACTAGTTATCGCGGCTTGATTAGCGCTTATTGCTGACTTAGCCTCATTAATTCGATCATTTGCACTGCTTAGGCTAATAGAAACGGAGCTATCTAACGTACTTATTGCAGAACTATTACTTATAGCAGCTGACATCGCTGATTTAGCTTGATCAAAAGCAGTAGCTGCATCCGATTTGACTTCACTTGTAGCACTATTCACATCTAAAATTGCTTGGCTGTTAACCTTGCTAGATTCGATTGCGACACTAGCTGAACTCATTGCGTCACTGGCTTGATTGGTGGCCGTCTTAATTTCCACTTGTGCCTGTTTAACTTGTTGACCGACACCATTCAAAACTTCTTGCATATTATTACGCTGATTTGTGTCTGCCATATTGATCCAATCACCGTTGTACCACGTGGAAGTTAAAACTGTATACTTTTTGTTGCTAATCTGGCTTGCTACATCTGTGTTAGTTGTATTAACCATAGCCTCACCTTCTATTCATCTACTGTCGTGGCTGTAATTGGTTTAACCCAGATCGTACCATTCTTGATTTGTTTAGTAGCACTGGGATCACTATTAGAAACGATAATATTTGGCATGTTACTAAATTTCTTCTGCAATTCGGCCAATAGGCTATCCTGATGATTATTTGTTTTTTGATGCAATATTGAAGCCGGCAGATTATCATAGGAAACCTGGGTTTGCTGTGCCTTACTGAACGGGTACCAAGTGAACCCCACTACTGTGACGGGCTGTGAATAATCCATCGTGTGGATATTTAATTGTGCTTTTTCGCCTGGAATTGGTTGTTTGTTATTATTCATCGTGATTGTGATTGTAATTGCTGGATCAGCCTGTAATTGTGTGAGTGCATAGGCTTTCATGTTATCTGCAACTGTAAATCGATCATCGTTGATATCAGCCATTGGATGTAATCCCCAGTTGCTGATTGATTCGTCATCTTGTACAAAGAAGGGATCAAAGTAGTAAGTTTCTGTGTCGGCCGTAGTATCCGTATCATCACTACTATCATCTGTCGATGTATCGGTGGTGGAAGTATCAACCGTTGCGCCAATACACTTCACTTGGTTGTACACACCAGTAGAATCAATTTGCATATCTATTTCGGCCGTGTCATGAATGTAATCAATGCGCTTCTCTGATTGGGTTACCCAAGCGTCTGCGGAATAGACGTGAATGACCTTCCCCTTCGGGTAAATAATGGTGCCTGACCACGTATCAATAATCTTGCTCGTCATATCCGAGCCTGACCCATTGCCTAAGTCTTGAATCTGTTGCTTATCAAAGTCGCCATGAACTTGATAAGACAAGCCAAGGAAATTAACGTTTTTATCACTCAACCAGTAGTCCAATACGTTTTGTACCGTATAGGTTAACGTACCGGTTTGCACATTGTGCTGATAAATACGACTAATCTCACTATTAACGTATTGAATGGCCGTCACCTGCGGTAGGTTTACGCCAGTTAAAGTCGGTTGAATTTGTTTCACGATAAATAAATCATTATTAAATGTGATTAAGCTTTCAATGCCCAAGGCTTGATAACTCGGGGAGCCATCATCGTAAGCCGTGAACTGTAATGAGTTAGTTTGGTTATCCTCGTACTGCCAATTAAGTGTGCTGACTTCATAACAAGTGAGTGGGATTTGCTGATCGCTGTTGTGCGCTTGAATCCTCAACACCTCATCAAATTCTGGTTCTTCTTGCGGCTCGTTGACCAAAGCTGGTGATACATTTTCATTGACCAAGATACAGCCGTGCCGTAATTGGAATGGCCCAGTAGTTGGTGTCTGTTCACTCCATTTAGTGGGATCACTCGCACTAGCAGACCGATAAACTAAGCCATTACCTTCTGTTTGATCAGAAAATAGGCGAATATTAGCGCCGTCTTTAAACATATTCGGGCCTTCGGTCCAGCCAGCAATGCCGCTGTTAACCGTCCCATACATCTGTGGTGTAGGCGCAAAGTTAGTGGTTAATCGGCTATAGGGCCCGAGATAACTATCGGCCGTGTAAAGGTAGTCGCCACTAGTTGTGAGGTAATAAATTCCATCTTGAACATAGATATCCGGATCAATATTGCGGCTGTTAGTCGGATTACCAGGGGCCCAAGTAATTGGCTGACTAATATTACTGATAATTCCATCAGTGCTCATATCCGCCACATATAAAGCCCAAGTTGCGGTGTTATCAGTAGACCCAGCATAAATAACATGCCAATTGCCAGCCACGTCTTGGAAGAGTTCTGGTGCCCATACATCCGAATAATTACCTAAATTAAAATCAAGCTTAGTAAATTTAATCCAATCATTCGTCCGATACATCGCTCCAGTTGTCACAATGTACCAATAATCGCCAATCTTCTTAACATATTCATCTCGTGATCCGCCGAGCGCGTTGAAATAACTCACGAACTGCCACGTTGTTAAATTATCCGAATAGCACATGGCGGGCATGGCTGACCAAGGATTCGTTGCGGTTGGGGTAGCTTTAAAGCCAAAATATACATAGCGATGATTGCTAATTGCATCTAGTGGTGATATTGCCATTTTGCTGACTCCTTTCGATTTATAAAATATATGTATTAAAAAAGAGGCTCTACGAGTCTCTAGTTGAGATAAAGAAATTTAAAGTGAAAATTTATGTCAATCGGTGTCGTCCCGCGAATGACAATATTGTTGTACCCTGGGGCTAAGGTCATACGGCTAAAATTAGTTGCGTTATTAGCTAAATTTCCGTTCAGGTAACAATTCAGTCCATCAAAAACTAGCTCATCCGCATTCGTCAGATAATCACCATAGACCAATTCATCACCGGTCGTTTTATTAATGAAATCTACCCCACCATGTGTGGACTTGATGATAATTTGAAGTTGATGATATTTCTGCAATGGATCCACGGTAATATCGCTGGCATTATAGATTTGAAAATTATGATTATCGGTATAGTGGTAAGTTAGGTCGACCCCATTGGGGAGATTCATGCCCATTTGCCATAGCCCACTATCATAGTCCATCACATCATCTGAATAACCAAGAGAATACTTTAAGCCACTCGGATTATCGAAAGGGATCGTGAACACGGCATCGTTAGAACCGTCAGAAAACGGGGTGATCGTAAAATTGCCTGCATAGACATATTTAACAATCGCCGGTTCAGCATCGGTTCGAATCCGATACAACCCTTTCTGTGCAAAAAACTTCGCCAGCGTATGCTTCTTCATTTTGAAATCATAGCCGTCGGCAAAGTGTAATAAAAACTTAGCATTAACTATATTTTGTGGCCGCTGTTGAAAAGCATATGTGGCTCCGTCTAAACCGTCATCAGTGCCATAGGTGTTCGTTAACAAGGGGTCGCTATCATCACCTAAAAATTCTAAGCCACTGGTAATGTCTTTACAATTAACTTCAGTATCACTTCCTGGCGGTAGTAAATACATGGTTGGTTCTAACAATCAAGTCACCTCCTAGTTAAATGATTGAAATCCAGCTAAACTTTGATCTGTTGAAGTCTGATGGTAAACTGCTGACTTGTCATAACCTACAATCCCTTTAGTAGCCGTAATCTGGTCAGCGTTCAATCCAATGATGGTTTTCATCATCGTAGCCATTTGATTTACTACATTCGTCAATTCTTCAACCTTTTGTGCCAATCCTGAATCAGACGATCCCTCCACGGCTTGTCGTGCTTCTTTTAATAGCATGCTGGCTCGTGAATGCTGTGCGGGATCGGTTGGGATAACATATTCTGGTTTATTATGTTCTGCTAACTCAACCATCTGGTTGGTTGATACTAAGCCACCCGTTGCCATCTGTTTGTGCCCTGTTGGCCCCCAACCACGGCGCTTGCCTAGTGGAGCTAGATCCTTGTGCCAGTTAGAATCATTTAAAACGGCCATAATTTGGTCTAGTGCACTATGAATGTTGGCATGTCCCTTAACTGCCCACGATTTCCAAGTGCTTAACTTATACTGCATTAATCCAACTGGCCGCCCAGTACCATCATGATCATCAATACCGCCGCCTTGTGCAGGGTTAACCGTCGATTCAACCATTGCTTGCCAATAAAGTCTCTCAATATCACTGGCAGATAACGACTGATGCATCAATAATGCTGCATGGTGTGCCACTGACGTAAAATCACCCATGCTCATTTTTCCAGCTTTAGAGTTTCCATCACCGCCGCCCAAATCATCGAATGCTTTTTTGAGTTTATTCAAGGCTTGCGCAACACCGTCAGTAATCTTATCAGTCATTCCACCAGAAAGGCCACGTTGCTCTGATCCAACACCTGAAACACTGTTAATGTCGAATGTGCTACTGACAATCTGTTTCAAACTTTTAAGTGGATCAGTAATTTTTTCTAGTGCTTCTGATGCAGTATCACTAATTTTATCCCAAACACTGGAAGCACCACTGCTAACACTTTTAATGAATGAATCGATGTCAGAAGTACCATCAGCGTAGCCAGGCAGATGATTTTTATATTGCCCATTCATCAGTTTTTTGGTGTCATTAGCATTTAAAATCTGTTCACCCGGTCTGACATCTACAAATTCAGGACCATTAACACCCAAAAAGTCAACCTGCCCAGAATACGGCTTGTAACGTGCTTCTACGCCCGCTTCACCGACTAATGCCTTACTTGCTTGAGTAATAGCACCACCAGTTGAATAAGCACCAATAGTGGCTTGCGAATATGCATAAGCAGACTTACCTGCATCAATCGTTTTTACTCCAAACGGCTTCGCAATCTTATTAAAGAAATCAGCAATCTTAGACCAAATACTTCCAGTACCTTCGCCTTGCTTCTTGTTAGCTTCCATCGAACTATTGGCCTGGTTAACTGCATGAGTGACAACACCTTTTGACTGATCTCTAGCAGCACCTGTAACTTGATCGCGTTGCTTTTCAGCCTTTGAAATAGCATTTTTGCGTTGTGTTTCAGCCTTATCTGTAACGCTTTTTTCTTGATCCGATGCGTGTTGGTACGTCTGATTCAATTGATCCAGTGCTTCTTGGGTAACCTTTTGCCGTTGCTGTTTAGCATAAGCACTGTTACCTTTATATTGCCGATCCGCAGCGGCAACGGTTTCTTTGTATTGTCGATCCGCAGCACTGGTGACACTTTCATATTGTTTCTTTGCGGCATCTGATTTTTTATCATACTCCTTTTGCGCTAAGTCTTTAGTTTTGTCGTACTCTTTTTGCGCCGCATTAACCGCATTTTGAAGCTGTTTGTTGGAAAGCTTACCCTTCTCATCAGTTAACTTCTTCATGATCTTTAATTGCTTATTAGATTCGCTCTGAATCTTACCAGTTAAAGTTGTGTGTAATTTGGCTTCTTTAGCACTTGTCTGCGTAGCGCTTTTAATCCGAAGTTTATCAAGGGCCGCATCTTTCTTGTTTTCTTCCCTTTTGAGTGCCGCCTTCTTGTTGGCAATATCCTTTTGTACTTGATATGAAGCCTTGCCGTACCGTTGTTCATCAATCGCAATCTGGTTATTCCATTTTTTACGTGTTTTACTTTCCGTAGAATTCCACTTGTTGGTTAAACTGGCTTTTTGTTGCGCATAATATTTAGCAATTGCATTTTGATCAGCATCCGACATCTTTTCGTACCTATTGCGTTCACTGCCCTTCTTCTTAACCGCAGCTACTTGCTTAGCATACTCTGCATCCGTCATATTACCTGTCTTATGCAGTTCTTTTAGATCTGCTAAATCTTGTTTTTGTCTCTTGGAGTAATAAGATTTGTAAGTTTTTTGTAGATCATCGAGTGCTTTCTTGGTACTTTCCGTCTTAACCTTTGGAGCAGTGACTGATTTACCACTTAAAGCATGACTAAGCTTAGCAACAATGTTGCTTGCAGTTTTACTACTACCGATCTGATCACCAATAGTAGCGCCCCAAGCAGCACCCACTGGTCCACCAAAGGCAAGCCCAATACCACCACCAATTAAAGTACCAGCGGTCGTTCCAACCGCCTTATACTTGGCGGTAGCTTTGCCAGATGTGACAGCTTTAGTAACGCTACTTCCAACGTCCCAAGTAGTTAATGCAAGCCCAGCACCTGTGACGATTCGTGTACCAAGTGACTTGCCCAGTAATGACCATTTACTACTTGACTTGCCAGCCGTCTTTTCAACATCACCGACAACGTTTGTTGCTTCGCTTACTCCAGTTTTAGCCGTTGTAGCCTTTTTCGCGGTTCCTGATACAGAAGTACCACCAACATCAGCAGCTGCTTCTTTTGCGACGGCTAATTCTTGGTATTCTTTAGTTTGTAAGCTAATCAATTTATTTTGTGCAACAATCGCTTTTGTTTCAGCTGACTGAATTACACCCAAAGATTCCATTGAACGAATAAAAGTGGCCACTTTATTAGTGACCCACATAGCCCCAAGAATTTCAGCAAACGTTTTAACCGTTCCAATATGTTCTGCCGCAAATTCACCGATTTTTAAAAATCCACCGGCAACCTTAGCAGTTGCGGTAGCAGTTTTATTAATACTCCTTTGAAAATCTTCATCTGCAAACATTTTAGACATCTTGTTTGCAGCATCAGTCATGTATGGTAACATTTTTGAACCAAACACAATGGTTAGATTCGACCATGCTTGCTTGAAACGTGCTTCTGATTGTTGCGCAGTTTCAGCGTTTTTTTGCGCTAATGTCTGTACATAAGTTCCTTTATCGCCAGCTTTTTGAACCTTATCCGTTAACTCCGATAATTCCTTGTTATTGGTAGCAAGAATTTGTGCCGCAGTCATTCCAGTAGCACCAAAAATAGCCTTGAATACGGCGGCCTGTTGCGCACTACCTAAGTTTTTGGTATGGCTTTCAATGGTTCCCATAATACTAGACAAGCTCTTAAAATTCCCGTTTGCATCCTTGAAAACATTGGTCGAACTGATACCAATACTCTTTAAAGCACTTGTTGCTTGAGCTGATGGTTGAGCTAAACTAACAATGGCTTTTCGCAAACCAGTCCCGGCTTTATCTGCTTCGAGACCGTGATTACTAAGTTCCCCCATTGCCGCACTAGTTTCTGACAGCTTGAATCCGGCGTTATGAGAAACATCACCAACGTATTCCATGCCTTTTCCTAATTGTTGAAAACTAGTAGCTGTTTCATCGGCCGAATATGACAACTCATTAACTACTTTTTTAGAGTTTTTAGTCATCTTCGTGGTATTCTCAGTTCTCATTCCAAAGGAATCAATCGTTTGAGCAGAAACAGATACAACGTCGTTGAAATCGTCTCCAGACGCGATACTTGCTTGAAGCATTGATTTCATAGCACCTAGCGCTTCTGTTGAAGTATATCCTCGCTTTGCAAGCTCCAAGTATTGCTCGGAAATACTCTTTTGAGATTTACCATACTCAACAGAATATTTTGCTCCGTCTTTTTGCATTTTAGCAACATTCTTCGTTACTTCAACTTGCTTTTCGCCGTTTGTAACTAAGTTATTAGATATTAATTTATACTCGCTTTGAATTTCAGACGCTTTCTTAGCGCCTGAAAGCATTGCTGCTCCCACAACTCCAACACCGATACTAGCCCCAATAGCGGCTGATCTAATACTAGCGAAGCCGCTTTTAACTTTACTTGCAGTGATCGACATGGCATCACGCATTTTAACTTCTTGCGCCGTCATGCCACCAACTGCATGACTTAAACTCTTAATTTGAGTTTCGTTAGTTTTATATTCGGCAGTTAAACTATTAACACGAATAATCTGTTTTTGGTATT